TGAGCGTGTCGCCGCTGTAGCTGGCCGCCCCGACAAACGCCGCGCCGTCAGCGCTCAGGCTGATATTGAGCCCGGTCAGGTGCCGGCTTGCGGGTTTGGCATCGGAGATAAGGCGCTCAAGCTCCTGATACATTTCTTCGGTGATGCCGTTATCCAGCACGCCCACCACAAGGCGAAACGTGCCGGGCGTCTCGTTGAGCTGCCACCACTCGCGCACGTCAATCAGGTAGCCGAGCGGCTCGACGACACGACGCAGCGCGCTGATGGTGCCTTTATGCTTGTGCACGTAGAACGAGGCGGCGATAACACTGCGTTTTGTGGTCTCACTCCAGCGCTCATCCCAGCGGTCAACCGACAGCGCCCAGGCGAGATAAGGCAGCAGGTTTACCGGACAGGTGGCGGGACTCCACAAGGTGCGCAGCGGCACCGGCACGCGGGTAATCTCCGCGCACGCTTTCGCGGCGGCCACCTCAAGCGGTGACGAGCCCACCGGCAGCAGGCGGTTATCACTCATCAGTACCCCCGACCGTCAGCGAGTAATCGGTGCACAGCGACGCCTGATGTTTGCCGAGCGCGAGGTCGGCGACCGGGCTTGCCAGCTCCACCCGCTGCACGCCTTCGACATGAATGGCGGCATAAATCGCTGACCGGCGGATATCCCGACCAAGCCGGTGCTGTGTGGTGATGTAGGTTTTAAGTTTGCTCTCGGCAGCCTGGCGGATCGGCTCCGCTTCCGGGCCGGGATAAAGATAGAGCGTTGCATGAATGGCATACGGCACAATCTCGGCGGCCTGCACCGTCACCCGGTCGCCCACCGGGCGCACATCTTCGGCATTGAGCGCACGGTCAACCACGGCCAGCAGGGCGGCATCGGCCACGCCGTCGTTATCGCGCGACAGCACCGTCACGGTGACGCAGGCCGGTGACGGGCTTACCACCGACACATCCGCGACACGCCCGTCGGCGCTGCGTCCGTGATATTCATACGCGCCAACCGGCCCGGCCACGCTTAACCCCTCAAACGCCTGTTGCGCGCGCAGACGAAAATCGGTGTCGCTTTCCATCTCGGCGGGGGTTGGCGGGAGCGTAGACTCATCCGCCGGCGTGATGGTCAGGCGGGCGGTGTTGAGGTTACCGGCGCTCACGTCCAGATCGCTCCCGCTGGCATAGGCGAGCATCACGGCGCGTGCCGCCTCGTTAACCCGCTGACGCCAGATAACCTCCCGGTAAGCATTTTCCTGAAGCAGCTTCACAATGGGCTCAGATTCCAGCGCCAGCGTGCGCGCGACAGCGGCCTGCTCCTCCTCGGGATACAGGGAAATCAGCGTCGCCTTTCGCTCGGCGAGGATGGTTTCAAAATCGAGCTCCTCGACCACATCGGGGGCGGGTAGCTGGCTCAGGTCAATGGTCGGCATGGTTATCAGCTCACAGGAATGGTTAAGGAAATATCGCCGCCCGTGTCGGTGCGCTGGCCGCTGATTTCCACGACCATTTCACCGTTAAAGCGGGTTTCGAAAGTCAGCCCGGACAGACGCACACGCGGCTCCCACTTCAGGATCGCCATGTAGCACGCCGACATGATTTGCAGGCGCAGCGCCTGATTTTGAGGCTGGTCAAGCAGCATCGACAGCAGCGAGCCGTAATCGCGGCGCATCACGCGCGAGCCGACCGGCGTCGTGAGAATGTCGCGGATGCTCTGGCTGATGTGCGCCGCATCGGTCAGCGTCATGCCGGTGTCGCGGCTCATGCCGATGTAACGTGCCGTCATTTCGTGCCCTCCGTCCAGCTTCCGCCGCGCTGAACGCCGCCGTGACTGTGTTCGTCAACCTGCACGCCGTTTGAGGTGAGCGCGCCGCCGCTGTGCTGGATGTTGCCTTTCATCGTGCCGCCCTTCTGCACCTCAAGGGTGCCGGTGATGAGTTTGTTGGTGCACACCACTTCCGGCGTATCGAGAGTGATACGTGTGGAGGCGGTGACGGTAACGACCGGCACGGTCACGGTTGCGGATTTCGCCGCGCTGATGCTGGCCGTCTGAATGCCGGAAACCTTAAGCGCACCGCTTGCGGGCTCGTACTCAATAACTGCCCCGTCAGGAAAGGCGAGGTGAACGGCGTCAGCGGAGGCCGACGGCGGCGAGTTGTCATCAGAGAAAATGCCCGGCAGCACAAACGCGGTATCGAGCTCGCCGCCCACGGCGAGGATAAGCACCTGTTCACCGACCGACGGCGCCCACCAGGTGCGCGAACGTCCGGCGCGGTGGGTAAGCCACTGCAACCAGTCGGTCACGTTTTTCCCGGTCTGCACGCGACAGCGCCCCGCGTCGGTGTCCACCGAAACGATGACGCCGGTGCGGATCATGTTGCGCAGCAGGCGCGAGATTTCATTGAATTGAGTTTGCATGGCTTTATGATGTGTTCAGTTCGATACACTTCACAGCAAAAGCCGTCTTTTCGTAAACGACACAACAGAACCGAGACAGGATTCTTATGGACAACGTAAATTATTTTGACACCACAGCCTTTAAATCCGCGTTATCGCAATCGCAAAAAACATTGTCTGAATTCATTGAGTCAAAGAAAACCCCGCATGGTTATTTCGAAAAACAAATGTGCAATTTGCTCCATCTTTTATTAGATAACATGTCAGATTTCCCTAGCCTGTGGCAAGATAGGTGCAAGTTAAAGACACCAGAGCAAAACAACCGTTTAACCTCTCTTTTAAAGGAATGCACACCTACAACTGACAGCATGCAAAACATGTATGCAAATCTTTATATATACGTAGCTGAAGCAGTGTCCTTTAACTTTGAAAATCAATCAAACATTCTCAGTCACTTTTTAAATTTTGGAGTGGATAACGTAGGTAGCTTTAACGAAGAAAGCAAAGCAAAGATTTATTTTTCATTATTAAGACAACCATCAAAGATTTTAAACAAATGCATGGAGGACCTTAACGTAACAGGTTATCAAAATGCATTATCGAAAATAGAAGAGACTGAAACAAGGCTTATAACCTTACAGCGCGAGCTTGATAAAAAAATAAACAAAGTAAAACAATTAGATGATCAGTTAACAAAACAAGAAAACGCTTATAATTTCGTTGGCCTATACAAAGGGTTTGACAGGCTAGGAAAGATGAAAAGGTTGGAACTTAAAAAAACAAAAAGCCTGCTTTACACCTTGGCCGCTTTGATGCCCGCGGCAATTGGGTTAGAAATTATTTACTTTATTTTTTGGGGTGAAAATGACACCACTGCCACACACCTTATTAAATTAATACCAGTAGCGTCAATGATTATCCTTTTATTGTACTACTTCCGGGTAGCACTTAAAACATTCAACTCCTTAAACTCCCAAACAATGCAAATAGAATTAAGAAAGAGCCTTTGTCAATTCATCCAAAAGTATGGTGAGTATGCCAAGGAAATAAACGCAGGTGTTAAAGAGAACGAGAAAGGCCCGCTATCCAAATTTGAGGATGTGATTTTTTCAAATATTATGGCATCAGATGACAAAACCCCCTCAACATTTGACGGCATGGAACAACTTGCCAGCATGATAAAGGCTGTTAAAGGGAGCTAATCATGAAAGCAAGCCCCTTAACGGGGCTCGTTTAAAGTTGAAATAATGATTTCCTCGACTATCTGCCGGTCGCCCTCATCAAACCCGAGCAACGGGCGCGCCGGATACTGAACCGCCCTGCCGTTGCGGCCAGGCTTATCTTTTAGGCCGTACTGATGCACCCGCGCGATACGCTGCACCTTACCGGCAAACTCCACCACGGCGGCATCGCTGCTCCCGGTGGCTTTCATAAAACGGTTGGTGCGAAGCTTCACGAACATTTCGCGCTTTACCCGCCCCTTCTTAGCGCGGGCGGGCTGTTCCCGGCGCGGCGTGTAGGCGCTGCCGTCCGGGGCTTTCTGCGCCTTAATGCGCTGCTGCTGCCGGGTGCGTAGCGTCTTCGCGATATCCTGCGCCATCCGGCGCCGGCCCGCCGGTGACAGGGCGGCAATCAGCGCGGAAAGCCTCTTTTCAAACGAGCTGAAATCACTCATGCCAGCGACTCACAAATTCACCGTTGATATAAAGCTCAACCGGACGCGTGACCGGCTCCGGCGGTGGCGGCTCGGGTATGTCTGTGACATACAGCGCACCATCCGACTCCTTAACCAGCGTGCGCTCACTGATTAACAGACTGATGCTGACGTCGACACTGCTGTCGTTGTTGATATCCGCATACCAGGTGAATCCCTTTTCCATGCCGTCGTCCGTGGTCATGATATCGGGCTGATTCTCCCGTAACCACGCGGCCACCGGCACAAGCAGCAGGTTAATATCGCCGGTGTAATCGGTCACGACCACATTCAGCGTGTAGCGGTTTTCAAACGACAGCGAGGCGGCGAGCGTGGCGGCAATCTGGCCGTTGTCGATAAACAGGCGCAGCATATCCGGGTTAGTACGCAGTACCGGCAGCGCATCAGTCAGGGCTTTTCGCAGGCTCTCGGGCTTTTTCATCAGTTTCATCCTGGCAGTGTTTCACGGCTTCCACCTGAAGCGCGCAGCTCTCCAGCGCGCGCTCCAGGCGACGGATATCCGCACTCAGATCGCCGTTAGTGACCGGGTCGCTGCCCGGCATCGGGCACAGGCTGACT